AACACCGCGAGCAGTAGCGCTTTGGTTGAACGGGGATCGAACGATCCCCGGCCCAGCTGAAGCTTATCTCAAACTGTTCGCAAGCCTACCGTTAGACCAGCAGGCTCGCGAGATAAATGAAGCAAAGCAGGAGAAGATAGCCATGAAGGATGGTTTGTACGCAGTCGAGTTCGAAGGCAGCAATGGTCAGGGAATGGGGGTTCTCATTTTTGACAATGGCAAGGTTTTCGGTAGCGATGTAGGTATGGGTAAGTATGACGGCTCTTACGTCATGAACAATGAAACCAAGCGCGCGGAGATCAAGCTCCGCGTTGAAATGCCTGCAGGAAGTGAATCTGTTTTGGGCCCGGCCCAGCCCTTCAGTTGGAACGTTGATGTTTCAACGAGCATGGATCCCGCAAAGGACACTGACCTGATTACCGTCCACACGAACATGGGTCAGGCTAGGGCTCGCTACACCTACATGAGGTCGCTACCTGAATAATTGCCTTGGCAGAAAAGGGCGGCGAGAGCCGCCTTCTTCTATTTGAAGAAACGCCGGATTACAGACCAAATGCTAACCGTTCTTTTGTTGTATGACCGGTTGTACGCTGCTTTCTTGGGGTTTGTGATCCACCCTGCGCCCTTGGGGGCTTTTAGTCCGAGCGCGTTCTTTACAATCCGCTTTCCAGACGTGCGCGCGGCTATGCTCTTTTTGATGCTCGGTTTACGAATTTTGAACATTACAGCCACCACTCCAAATTGTTGATATGCTTATCCCTAGTAGATTTTGCGGGTGATTAGTAGTTGAATATGATTCGCTAAATCAACCGTAGGGACTAAATCGTAATGACAACGCTGGGCTTTAGAAGCGACCCGAAAAATCCCCGATATGCCATCGTGTCGCGGACGAAAGACGACGCACTCGTGCTGGTAAATGCAGACGACGAAACAAAGCTTGTTTTTCCAGCGGGCGCCCAAGCAGACGAGAATAAAATTTCATGGTTGTACAATGAACTCGATCGCCTACTGCACAAGCATCCAGACATCGCGAAGGTCGTCGTAAAGAAGGGTGAGTTCACTGCCGGCGATAACAACGCAAAGCGGCTAGCCTCGTACCAAGAGGCTACGGTACTTCTATTTTGCGCGTTGAAAGGTATACCTGTCGCTAATAAGATTTACGCATCACTTTCAACAAACTCGTCGCAGGTAAAGGAGCATGCCGAAGCTCGCGTCGGGAAAACAGCGAAATATTGGGACGCTAAGATGGCAGACGCCGTGATCGCGGCTTGGTGGTCGGAGAAGGGATAATGCCGAACAATCTGGCCATATCTCCTCTCACCAATGGCACTACCTACCTCAACAAGTATGTCCTTAGAGAAAGGATTGGCAGCGGGTCGTTTGGTGAAGTTTGGTTGGCTCACGACATGGCGCTCAGTCATGAGTTCGCACTTAAAATACTGATGCCTAGCGCCTCGATTGACGCAAAACTAATCGAGGCGCGAGTTGGGCACAAATTCGTGCATAACAATCTCGTTCGAGTCCATCAGGCCGATGTAACATCAGACGGGATGGTTCTAATCGCTATGGATTATTACCAAAAAGGCTCTGTAACCAACCTGGCTAACTGCGCGAATTTCATTCCGCTTAATCTTGCGCTCCGGGCAACAATCGATTTCCTTCGCGGCCTCGAGCACCTGCATATTCACAATTTCTACCACAACGACATCAAGCCTCAAAACATACTGCTCGGTGACCAAGGCCAAGCAAAGTTGAGCGACTACGGTATTGTTGGATCATCGAAGAACGGCGAAGCGGTAGCGCCATCCGCTTGGTACAAACTCCACGCTGCTCCAGAGATCGGCCAGGGACTAGGTATCGAAGCCAAGACCGACATCTTCCAAGCTGGCATGACTTTCTTTCGGCTTCTTGTGGGCCTTGGAGTTCTCGAGAGCAAAATGTGCGACTTAGGGGAAGCTGGCTACGAAGGTGCAGTGGCGAGCGGAAAATTAGTTACCAAGGCGGATTTTCCCGACTATGTGCCGCTTGCGTTGAGGTCCGCCATTTTGAAGTCGATAGATCCCGATCCGTCAAAAAGATACCAGTCCGCTCTGGCAATGCGTCGCGACCTTGAAAAGTTGTCATTCTGCGGTAGCTGGACGGTTGACGACGCAGGTGACTTCGTCGGAGAGGATAACAAGTATCTATATAAGTTTTTGTGCCAGGCATTGGGTGCCGGTAATAGCTCGTTTGAAAGTTTCAAACTGTCAAAGTCCTCCGGACGGCAAACAAAAATCTCAAAATACCGGCAAAAAAACGTCTCGAAGGATGTAGCTTTGGCAGCTAGAACACAGTTCTTCAGAGACGTTGTGCTTGGAAAAGTCTGATACTAATACAACCTATCAAGCAGTGTGGTTCAACTTCTAATACCGCCCGGATACCGAAATTTTATCGGTGCAGTAACTGTGCACATCTGGGCAGAGACACCTGCACAGCGCTGCCCGGTTAGTGCACGTTTAGTAGGGTATATATTTATATATACCCCTACACGTGCAACCGTGCAGGGCGGTGTGCCCCGCGCACGGTTCTCAAGATGATTTATTCGGGCAACGTGCACCGGGCAGAATGGCAGTCCGGGTGCAACCTACCTTTGGCTGGAACTCGAATCAGGGTGGTCGCATTTGCGGGTCAGAAGGAGGGCGCAATGCCAGACAACGAAACGCAGCCATACACCGTCGAGCAACTGCAACAGGAATACTCGGTCAGCCTGGCAACGGCTGTCGAAGTTGTGGATCGCTTCGGCGGAGACCGACGAACGATCAAGAAGCTGATGAAGCGATGTCCGCACCGCGACGATGAGCACTAGACAAAAGGGCCGACTGGAAGTCGGTCTTTTTTTGCGACTCCGGTCTTGAACCCGGATTTGCTCCCACCAATATTTTTCGTGCTTCTTGTTCTGTTTGGATTGGAGGTAAGAAATGAACAGCCAAGACGTTTTGTTTCGAGCACCAGTTCGCGTCCGGTTGCAGTGCGGACTCGAGAGAACATTCCTCAGCGTGTATGACGCACTGGATTTTTTGGAAGCAGAGTGGCCGCTCCGACGCGGAGATCGCTACAAGAGGGCAGTGAACCGATGCAGGGCCGCTCTCACTTGGTCAGCATCGTCTGAAGTCGCCCGCGAGGCCTTCGTTGCAGCTTGTCTTGAAGCTGGCATGCCGATGGTGTCGGCAAGTCCGGCGCCAATGCGCGAACACAGCCTTCACGCCACTGGATAGCAACGCAGCCCCGCGAAAAGCGGGGCTTTTTTCACGCCCAAAAATATTTCACAAATCGACTACCCGTTTTCGGCTCGTTCTCGGAAAGTATGTGTGTCGCGACCACGACACCACACCACGAGGAGACCGCCATGGGAAAAGCCACCACCCAAACCACCCGCATCAACGGTAAGCGCGTAGTCATCCGCACGAGCGCCAAGGGCAAGGTGAGCGTCGCAGACGCACCCATCAAGGAAAGCGAAGGCCAGGCGGCTCAGGTGCGCGCCCTGCGGTCGCTGCCGGAGTACGGCCGACAGTTCCTGCTGGCTGGCGACATGAACAGCGCGAAGCGCGGCCCACGCGCCCAGGTCGACGCGATCGCCACCGGCATGACGCCGGGTGAGGCAGACCTGCGGATCTACCTCAAAGGTGGCCAGCTGCGGATGATCGAGAACAAGGCCGGCAAAGGTCGGCTGTCACCGGCTCAGGTTGAACGTCATGGGTCACTGGCTCGGATCGGGCATCCAGTCGAGGTGGTGCGGTTCACATCCGCGGCAGAAGCGGCCAGCAAGGCGGTGGCGCTGGTCAAAGGCTGGCTGGCCGATAACGACAACACCAAGCAGCGAGAGGAGGGAGAATGAACCCATTACTGCACAGGGTAGCGCGCGGCAAGCGGGAGCGCCTTGACGAATACTGTACCCGCGTCATTGCGCATCATTGTCAGTCAGACATACCAGGAGCGCGGGAGGACATGATTGGCGAGGTTCTTCAATACCATCGCGACTGCATTACCGACTACGTCGAGCAAAAGGAACGCGAAACGGCCGCAAGTGCCAGTCGCCATTTGGAGGCGAGGCTCGCAGCAGCACTTGCGGAACTCGAAAAATTCAAGGGCGCGTACCTTTCCCTGAGGGCCAATGCGCCGACGTCGATACCGCTTCGCGAGGCGGAGGAAGGATGCCTCAAGTCTTTCAACCTGGCTCGCGAAAAGGCGGCGATGTTGATGGAGGATGAGGGCGGTCAACCTACCAACCAAAGCGAAGCGATTAGAGCAATTCCAGATCCAAAACCACGATGGAGCCGCGTATGACGATCCCAGCAGGATATTACCGTTCACCCATGTTCCCAGGCGTCATTTTCAAGCGCCGTGATGAAGTGACCGATCTGCCCGGCGAGCCATCCGGTCGCACAACAGCTGAACACCGCGCTGCAGTCGACAAATGGCGCAAGACTGCGCCGGCGAACGATAGCGACATCTTCGGCAAAAAACCAAAGACCGATGCCCCACGACATAGAGGTCTAGGCGCCATGAGCGGACTGCTGGCGTTCCGCAACAGGCCAGCAGGTGTGGCTGAGGGCGCTGGTGTGAAGATGAAGGGTTTCTCCGCTCTAGCTTCTAACTGGTCGCTTATGCCAGCCAACGACAACGTGCCGCCAGAGGATGGTTTCGGCAATGAGCGGTCGGTGCAGTACGAACCTAGCATTGATCTGATCATGGAATCCGTTGCGAAGATCGAGTTGAGAGAGCGGCATGAGCCATCAATGCTCAATGCGAAAGGGGAACGAGAAGTCCATGCGATCCCAACCGGCGGTTCGGTCGAATACGGCTCGTACACCGACGACGACGGCAAGAGGCACAACTGCATTATCAGAATTGGGTCTCTGCGCTTCAGTGATGGCAGCCAAAAAGAAAAAGGCCAGAAGCTGGTATTCGGGGAAGCTGTAGACGCCGATATCAGGATGCCAGTGGGCGCGATGCTTGGATGCAATGAGAAGTCTGCCCGCGACAAAGGCGCGGAGATCGACGAGACAGGCAGCAATGCGCATTATCGTTGGATGGTGTCGGGGAAGACCGCCCGGCAACCGAAGGAGAAAGATCGAGCAAAGCTGCGCGTCGTTATGTCCAAGATGGAAGCGCGAGCCATGCTTGCGAAAGCGATCGAAAATACGCCTGTCATGCCGGAGGTGAAGCGAGGACCAGATGGTTTTCCCTACGGCCCAACAGCGTTGCGTCAGTTGTTCATCGGTGGACGGAAGGGCAAGAATGGCGAGACGGGCTCGCAGGCTTGGGAGGACATCGCGGTTGAGAGCGAGAACAAACGACAATTCGAGATCGCGCTCGAGAGCATGCTGGAAAGCGACGTACGTATCCTTGCCGATGCTGTCGACGCGAAAAGCCTGACGCAACTCGGCGAGGCCCGTGGCTACAAGGGGCGCCACGCTGTTGATGCTGGCCGGTCACTTCTAAGGGCCGCCAACGACAATTTCGAGCGTGCACTCGAATTGGCTAGGTACGCTGCGGAAGGGTCGGGAAGAAAAATTCCACTCATCCACCTATTAAAGTGAAGGGGTCGAAAGGTCCCAAACTGTTCTGGACGCACAAAGATTGCGACAGACGCCCGGCCAGCGATGAGCCGGGCGTAACTATCACGTGGAGTAGAGCAGTCAGGTAGCTCGCCAGCCTCATAAGCTGGAGGCCGTGAGTTCAAATCTCACCTCCGCAACCAATCCCATGCGCGTTCTCCTCCGCTTGCAGGGTGATCGTGCGGCCCGTTCCCCTTGATCTGTTACCGGATTGGGTTGAGCGGGCCGCTTTGAGTTTTTTAGGACCGTACCTACACGCGCATCAGGCAGCGATACGTCGTGCTGCCTTGTCGCAAGCTTTGCGGTCGGCCCCGTATTCCGAGATGATATTCTCCGCCTCTTCCACGGATATGCGGTGCTTCTTGGCCAATGTCTTGGCGTCATAAGCCTGTTCGGGCGCAGAAGCGCCTTGCGGTTGTGACATAGCTTTTCTCCTTGAGGTGGCCGACGTGACTTTATGCCGCTAATTGCTGGCTGCCGGTCATTGTCCCTTATCTAGTCATTGCAGCGGCCATTCGCAACCACGGTGGGTTTCACATGCCAAAACCCTACGGCCGCTCAGCCGAAGCAGCTCTCTACCGCCGCATGTACAAGACTGCCAGATGGCAGCGATTGCGAGACGCCCAGCTTACTGCTGAGCCACTGTGTCGCTTCTGCCTGGCTATCGAGGATGTGACCGAGGCAACGACGTGCGACCACATCAAGCCGCACAAGGGCGACGAAGCTTTGTTCTACGATCCAGCCAATCTGCAATCGTTGTGCGCTCCATGCCACGACACACTGAAGGCTCGCATCGAGCGAGGCCAGCAGGCTGTGGTCATCGGCGTTGATGGTTATCCGATCGATGTCGGTGCGTAGGGGGTGCCTCGAAAGTGGCCGACCGGCCACCGCAGGACCGGTGAGGTAACGCAATTCAAATGCAAACACAGATTTTTGCCTAGCGCGTGCGCAAGCGCGCGTGCGCAAGGGGATTCCGCATGTCTGAGAAGAAAAGCCGCGTCGACAGCGTTGATGAGGCCGTGAGGATTGCATCGGCGGCTTCTGAGGAGATCCAGTTTCCCGAGAACGTGCCGCTGGATAACGGTGACGTCCCATTTTTCAAGAATGTCATTGCCGAATACGCCCGCGCCGATTGGTCGGCGCACCAGCTTGAGATCGCTGCGATGTTGGCTCGCACGATGGCAGACCTTGTGAGGGAACAAGACCTGCTCCGCACTGAGGGCTCGGTCGCGGTCACCGAAAAAGGCACGCCGGTCGCCAACCCACGCAAGTCGGTAGTCCAGATGCACGCTTCTTCAATCCTTTCGTTTCGCCGATCGCTGGCGCTGCATGCGCGCGCCGTACAAGGCGAGGCGAGGGACGTAGCCAAGCGGCGCGATCAAGCCAAAGAGATCGAGGCAGGCGCGAGCGTGGATGACGAACTCCTAGCCTAATCGAGGTTGTGAATGCTTTCTGAGGCCGTGGTCGGCGCCATCAAGTGCGGCCCGATCCCGGTTCTGCGCGACTGGCGCGGACTACCGACGTCGGAGCTGACGCGCGGCGAGAAGATGTGCCGCTTCATCGAAGAATATTTGGTCGTGCCAGAGGGCGCGCTCGTCGGGCAGCCGATTAGGCTGCTGGACTTTCAGGTGGCCTTCATTCTGTCGGTATACGACAACCCGAACGGCACGTCTCGCGCATACCTTTCGATCGCACGTAAGAACTCCAAGACAGCGACAATCGCCTGCCTGTTGCTCGGCCATGTGATTGGCCCGGAGGCGTTTCCTAACAGCCGCATCATGTCGGGCGCGCGTTCTCGCGACCAGGCTGCGGAAGTTTTCAACTACGCCAGCAAGATGCTGATGATGTCGCCGCGCCTGAAAGGGCTGTATCGCATCGTTCCATCCGGCAAGATGATTGTCGGACTGCGCAAGAACGTCGTTTACCGCGCCAGCTCAGCGGAAGCCAAGAGCGCGCACGGCGGCTCGCCGCTGGTCGCCATCCTCGATGAGGTCGGCCAGATCAAAGGCCCGCACGACGACTTCGTTGAAGCGATTGTCACCTCGCAGGGCGCATACGGCGACAAGGCGATGATCTTCGCTATTTCGACGCAGGCAGCTACTGACGGCGACCTTTTCTCGCGATGGCTGGACGATGCCGAGACATCAAAAGCACCACGAACGGTTTCGCACCTCTACACGGCTCCGGCTGATTGCGACGTCCTCGACGAGGAAGCGTGGAAGGCGGCAAACCCTGCGCTTGGCAAGTTCAAGTCTGTTTCATCGGTCCGCGACGACGCAGAGCGCGCGGCGCGTATGCCGACTGAGGAGGCCAGCTTTCGCTGGCTCCATCTCAACCAAAGGATCGATGCCAATGCTCCGTTTGTGTCGCCGGCTGTTTGGCGAGCGTGCAACGCTCGAGTTGTGGACTTTGATGGTCTCCCTGTCTTTGGTGGGCTCGACCTTTCTGAGGCGAGCGACCTGACCGCTCTGGTGCTCATGGCGCCGAAAGAGCGGGAGGGTAAGACCGTCTGGCATGTGAAGCCGACGTTCTGGTTGCCGGGAGACGGCATCCGAGCCAAAGCCAAGGCCGACCGGGTGCCGTATGACATCTG